TCAGGGACTCCAACAAACATTGCAGCAGCCCATAACGTTTCTGCTACAGCAGTAGGACCATTAAAAATGTTACAAGCTTCAGCTGGAGCTTGGGACAACATTGGTACTAGTGATATTGAACTTTTTGGTATCGTTGTTGCTAACTCTGCAAATGCAGGAAAAGCAAGAATTGTTGTTACATACGCACAAAACAATAATTTAACTGGATTCTAATAATCAATTTAGTGTGGGCTTCGGCCCACACATAATTTAAGGAGAAACAATGGCATCATATTCAAGTGACCAACAGGTAGCCAATGCTACAGCCGACGCACAAATGGTTCCTACAGGACAAAGAGCTAGACTTACAGGTATTCAAGCTGAAGGAGCATCAGGATCTAAAATAATTTTTAAAACTGGTGGGTCTTCTGGAACTGCAATAGCTACATTTGAGTTTGGATCTGAAGGAATAGATTTTTATGTTCCTGGTTCTGGAATTTTATTTGACGATGGAATTTATTTAGATTTAACAGCTACACCAAGTGTTACTATAACATTTACGTAGGAGTTTAAATGGCTACAATAACTTACAAAGTAACCGTAGCAACGGGGACTAATAAATATGGAACCGGTAATAAATACTATATTAACGGAGAGGCTAATGTTGTCCTTTACTTACAAGAAGGCAACACTTACATATTTGATCAGTCTGATAACACAAACGATACACACGGTCTTAGATTTTCTACAACAGATAATGGCACATGGGGAGGCGGTGTTGCTTATACAACTGGTGTGACTGTAAATGGAACAGCCGGAACGGCAGGGGCAAACACAACAATTAATGTTGCACCTGTTAGAACCACGGGTGCCCCTTTACTTTTTTATTATTGTCTTAATCACAGCGGAATGGGTAATGTCGCTCAGACAGTCTCACCTACATCCGAAGAAACAGCTTTTAATCCGCAGATAGATGATATTATAGAGGAAGCATTTGAGAGAACTGGTGTACATGGGGCTAGAACAGGATATCAATTAAGATCTGCAAGAAGATCACTTAATATAATGTTTCAAGAATGGGGAAACAGAGGTATTCACTTATGGAAAGTTAAACTTGCAAAGGTTCCTTTAGTAGAGGGACAAGCAGAATATAATTTTGCATCAGATTCTACTAATTTTCCACAAGATATAGATACAGTTTTAGAAGCTTACTATAGAAATAATTCAGATGCAACTGCACCACAAGACATTGCTCTTACAAAGATAGACAGATCACAATATTCACAGACACCAAACAAACTGGCTAAAGGCACACCCTCACAATATTATGTAGAAAGAAAAATTAATCCAAGTATATTTTTATATACAACGCCAAGTTCAAGTGTATCTGATTCAACTACACCAAGTAATTTTCAATTTTGTTTTTATTATTTAGCAAAAATTCAAGATGCCGGTTCTTATAATTATACATCAGATATAGTAAATAGATTTTATCCTTGCATGATGTCTGGTCTTGCATATTATTTAAGTCAAAAATATTCACCAGATATGAGTCAAGAATTAGAACGTAGATATGAAAGTGAATTACTAAGGGCTCTTGATGCAGATAATCAAGGCACATCTACTTTCATTTCACCACAAACATTTTATGGAGATGGAGTATAATGGGTAAATACGCATCAGGAAAATATGCATACGCTATTTCAGATAGGTCAGGATTAAAATTTCCTTACGATGAAATGGTTAGAGAATGGAATGGATCTTTAGTTCACACATCAGAGTATGAACCAAAGCAACCACAATTAGAACCAAAACCAGTTGGTTCTGATCCACAAGCTTTATTTAATCCAAGACCACAACCTGCATCTAAAACAAGTTTAATACTTTTGGACAACAATCCATTTACATCTGTTATTTATTCTGGAACAACTTATGTAAATGTTTTTTCAGAGGATCATCAAAGAGCTGCTGGGTCAACTGTAAGATTTAGAGGACCACCTGTCGTAACTTCTGCTGGACCTGCTGGGTCAGATTTAATTGAACAACCTAAATTAAAAAATTTACAAGCTTTTGCAACTATTCCAACATTTGACAACGTAAGTGATTTAAATAATGCATCAGGATTTACAATTGCATTGGGACAAATAGATTCTTCAGGCAATATTACAGGGGCTACAACAACAGATCCTCTTACACAACCAATTAATTTTTTTCATATAACAAGTACAAGTAATGCTACAACAGGCGGTGTATCTGGTGGTGGAGATAATTGTTCTGCAGGACCAGTAACATTAGGAGTAGTAAACGCATAATGGCATACACTTTAGATAATTTAAGAACTGATATTAGAAACTACACAGAGGTAGGTAGTAATGTTCTATCTGACACTGTGTTAGAAAGATTAATTAAAAATGCAGAGTTAAAAATACACAGAGCCATCGATACAGATCAGAGTGTATTTTATGCAACATCAAACTTAATTATTAACAATAGATATGTAACTATTCCGGCTGACTTAAGATTTATTAGGTATGTTCAACTTAAAGATGCTGAGGGTAATCAATTTTATTTAGAGCAAAGAGACACTAATTTTATGGCAGAATATTATTCTACACCTGGAACTCAAGCGGTAGATATACCTAAATACTATGCAAATTGGGATGAGGAGTTTTGGGTGGTGGCACCGACTCCTGACAAAACTTATGAAATTACACTGGCTTATGACAAAGAACCATCAACAATTACAACAGATACAGGTGGTACATATTTATCAAACAAATATTCTGACTTGCTTTTATACGCGTGTTTAGTAAATACATATGGGTACTTGAAAGGACCGCAGGATATGTTACAATACTATCAAGCAGCTTATAATGAAGCTCTAGAAACGTACGCTCTCGAGCAAATCGGGAACAGACGCAGAGACGAATATCAAGATGGTGAAGTTCGTGCTCAACTCAACGTTAAACCACCATCAAGTTATAAATAGGAGAAAATAAACAATGGCAAACGTAGTACCTTTTTCATTCGCACAAGAGTTATTAAAAGGAAGTCATAACTTTACTAGTAACACTATAAAGTTAGCTCTATATACTGCTAATCCTTACACCACAGCTAGCACTACATATACTGTAGGTTCAGCTAACCAAGTTAGTGGTACAGGATATACAACTGGTGGAAACACTTTGAACAATCCGGTAGTTGCAAATCAAACAAATGTTGCAACTTTAACTTTTGATCAAACTCAGTGGACATCAGCAACTTTTGGTGCAGCTTTTGGAGCAATATATAATAATTCAGCGAGTGATAAGTTAGTCGTTGTTCTAGATTTTGGTGGAACAAAATCTTGTTCAAACGGAACATTTACAATTACGTTCCCAAGTACAAGTTCAGGTACACCAGCTGGAACAGATTCGCTTATTAGTATAACATCGTAATAGGAGAATAAAATGGCTTTGGTTATAAATGACAGAGTAAAAGAAAACAGTACAACATCTGGTACAGGTAATATTACACTTGCGGGTGTTGCATCTGGACAAGGTAATGTAACTTTTAATAGTGGTATTGGAACAGGTAATACGACTTACTATTGTATTTTTGAACAAGGCACAAACACGTTTGAAATAGGTTTAGGAACTTTATCAGGTTCAACAACTTTGGAGAGAACAACAGTTATTAATAACTCTTCAGGTAATACATCTAAAATAAGTTTTACAGGCGGAACATTAGATGTATTTGTAACAATGCCTGCAGATAAAACGGTTTATCTCGATGCGTCGGGTACACCAGTAGGAGCAGCTTCAGCAGGATTTGCACTTGCTATGGCTGTCGCATTATAAAGGAATAAATTATGGCACAAAATTTTAGAAACGATTTACAAAGAAACGTGGGGACATCAGATGTTACATTGATAACAGGTGGAGACTTTGATGCAGTTATTGGAATTAGATGTTGTAACGTTAGCGCCTCTAGCATTGAAGTAGAAGTATTTATTGTAAATGGTGGTAATAATCATTTTCTTGCAAAAGATGTGGTTGTTCCGCCTAATTCTGCAATTGAACTAATTCAAGGTGGTGCAAAAATTGTTTTAAAAAATGGTGATGTATTAAAAGCTAACAGCAGTGCTGCTTCAAGTTTAGATATTGTCACTTCATTCATAGACGATATTAGTACATAGGAGGAAACATGACGGCAATAGTAAACGGTGTTCAATACATTGGAGGTCAGACATCTCCAGATGATTTTATAAAAAATCAAGCAGGAACAATTGATGGTGACCAAACTGTAGAAAATGGAGTTCTTGCAGGTCCAGTAACTATACCCGGCACGATCACAGTAACAGGAGTATTAGTCATTGTCTAAGATAGAAGTAAACACAGTTGAACCACAATGCGGAACTAATTTAACATTAGGAGCTAACAACGACACAGTTAGTTTAGGCACTGGTGCAGGATTTACTGGTGGTATTGATGCTGTAAAATGGGAAACAACTCCACAAACTGGTAGTTTTGCTGCAACAGCCGGAAGAGGTTATTTTATGAATACGACTTCAGGAGCTTTGACACTTACACTACCTTCCTCACCTTCAGCAGGGGATATTGTAGCTTTAAAAGATTATGCAGGAACTTTTGCAACAAATAATTTAACGATTGGTAGAGGTGGCTCTCCAATCAATGGAGCTAACTCTGCAGATGTGGTTGTAAATACCGATGGAGCATCAATTGTTTTAGTTTATGTAGATGCAACACAAGGTTGGGTAGCAACTCAAGATGATTCATCAACTTTTGCAGGTGAAGCTTTTGTAGTAGCAACTGGTGGTAATACAGTTACTACTTGTGGTAATGATAAAATTCATACGTTTACAAGCCCTGGTACTTTTGCAGTTAGCCAGGCAGCAAGTAGTGCAACAAATAACAAAGTTTCTTATTTAGTCCTTGCTGGAGGTGGCGGAGCTGGACATAGTTTTCCAACTAGTAACGCTGGTGGTGGCGGTGGAGCTGGTGGATATAGAGAAGTAAAAAATCCAATTAATCCTTTTACAGCAAGTCCTTTAGATGGTTTTTCTACACCAGCAAATGTAATAACTTTAACAGCAGCATCTTTTCCAATAACAGTTGGAGGAGGTGGTCCAGGAGCACCATCTTCAGGACCAAGTGCTACTTCAGGTTCACCTTCAATTTTTTCAACAATAACTGCAGCAGGTGGAGGAAGAGGTGCTGCAAATGGACCAGGCACACCAACAGCTGCTGCCACAGGCGGTTCAGGTGGTGGAGGTGCTGGAGGCACATCTTGTGCATCTATTGGCACTGGAGCAGCGGGAAATACACCTCCTGTTACTCCTTCACAAGGTAACTCTGGTGGAACTAATTACAAAGTGGCTACAGGAAATCCTCCAGATAACCCTGGAGCAGGTGGTGGAGGATCAGGGGCAGCAGCACCTGATGCACCAACAGGTGCAGGTGGAAATGGTGGGGCTGGCGTAACTACAAGTATTGATGGTACACCGACAACAAGAGGAGGTGGTGGAGCAGGTGGTGGAAGTCCAAACGGTACAGGTGGCACAGGTGGTGGTGCAGATTCTGGAGCTCATGCATCAGACAATACTGGTGGCGGTGGTGGCGGTACTATGAATGGAAGTGCTGGCGGAAATGGTGGTAGTGGAATAGTAATAATAAGGTATAAATTTCAATAATTATGACAAGTACAATTAAAGTAAACAATATACAAAACCAATGTGGTCAAAACATTATTAACGAGAATAGTAATACAATTACTCTTGGAGCTAGTGGTGATACAATTGCTTTAGCATCAGGTGCATCGCAAACAGGTTTTGGAAGAACGGGAACTGTAGACTGGCAGACAACTCCTAAAACAGGAGATTTTACTGCAGCAAATGGCGAAGGGTATTTTGTTGATACAACATCAGGTACTATAACAATGACAATGCCCTCTGGTTCAGCAGGAGCTATTGTTTCAATACAAGATTATAATAAAACATTTGATGACAATAATTTTACAATCACACCTGCAAGTGGAGAAAAAATTAATGGTGGAACTGCAAGTGATAGTCTAATAATAAGCACAGAAGGACAAGGTTTAACTTTTGTATATGTTGATGGAACAGTTGGTTGGAAAACTGTCCACGAAAATGAATTTACACAAGGTGGATCTAGTTTTATATCAGCTACAGGAGGAACAATAACAACATCAGGTAATGATAAAATTCACACATTTACAGGACCAGGCACATTTTGTGTTTCAACAGGAGGTAGCCCTACAAATG